AAGCGCGGTGCCAGGTGCATTCGGTGCGGCCTGCTCCACCAAGATTTCTAACCAGACGTTCGACTTGACGCCTGGAAGTATGGAATTTCAACAACTTAATGGTGGAGGCGCAAGTCAACTCCACGTTAGCAACAAAGGAGATGACTCATGGAAGCAGAATCTATTAAATTAGTCCTTACCTATCTTGACAAAATCGCCGCCAAAATTGGCACCACCGCTGAGCAGGTTTGGCCCTGGCTGATACGTCAGCAATATGTTGAGGCCATTTACCCGCTTGTTATCTTCGCAGTCTTCTGCGCGGTATTGATTCCCGTTTTGATGTTTGTGGTGCGACATTGGCGCCCAGATTCGGGCTATTCAATATGTAGCTCAGACCATGAAGTCGTGTGGGGTTTTTCATGCATTGCATTGGCGATAGGCGCTTGTATTTCGCTCGCTGTTTTTTTGGGCGAGTTCGGAGATTTATTCAACCCCGAATACCAGGCGTTTATGCGGCTGCTGTCCCTGGGAAAATAGTTGTTAACAATTCATTGGTGCTGAGCGGAAATATTCCGGGGTTATAGGAACTTCGGGACGCACCAGCACAATTCTACGTTATGAGGATACCATGACCAAACCAAAGGTTGTCGTTTTTTGTGGATCGTCTAAATTTGTAGACATTATGGCCGTCGCTGAATGGCTTGTCGAACGTGACGAGCTTGCCATCACGATGGGGTTGAATTTGTTACCGTCTTGGTATCCAGATTGTCCCCCTGATCACCTGGCAGAGCATGAGGGGTGCGCCAAGGAAATGGATGAATTGCACCTACGTAAAATTGATTTGGCCGACGAGATTTTTGTTGTCGATTGGGATAATTACATAGGCGATAGCACTCGCGCTGAAATTGAGTACGCTGAAAAAAACGGAAAGCAGGTTAGGTATTTCACAACGGATTTTATCGGTCAGCAAGTTTGTAAACTCATAACAATGCGCTACACAGGAGCGGAACCACTGGCGGAAAATTAACACAAAATTTGGGTGGCCGCCCTGTGAGCTACCCGTTAGCCGAGTATACATAATGAGCATATCAACTACACTTATTGAAAAAATGGCAGACTATGAGGCAAGCACCGGCATCAAGCCAGGTGCTATATATCTGGGAGAGCATGAAATGGCCCTTTTAAAAAAATGGGTTTATGTGACATTTGACCGCACCTTTCACGTATCAGATGGCCCAGAATTTCATGGTGTAAAAGTCTTTAAAGTCTATGCTGACAGGCATGTTGGTATCGGCTAACCAGACGTTCGACTTGACGCCTGGAAGTATGGAATTTCAACAACTTATTGGTGGAGGCGCAAGTCAACTCCGCGTTGGGTACTTAATTATGCCAGATAAAGAATACTATTACTTTAGTACGTGGTTCGCCAAGGAACAAGGTCGGTTTCATTGCGGCCAGTTTAGCGATGAACAAATCGCTTTTTCCGCCTTCGTTGAGGGGGTACGTTTTAACAAAGAGCGTACCCAACAATACAATCCAACCGACCAGCTACAACCCGGCGTTTCATGTGGGCATCCTGGCTGTTTGCACCACGTGAAACATCCGTGTGAAAAGTGCGGTAGAACCGCTGGCCGCTGATTTTAACGTTGGAGGCTCAGAATGGACTTAATTGAAGCATACTTTGATGCATGGTGGGAAGAAAAACGCGCAACTTTTGCCGAGCTTTCAACGATAGAGATAGCTCTTTTGGCCATGCGGGCTGGTATCGATTTTGGGGTGGCCCCATACCGTCAACGCCTCCAACAAGACGCTGCCCTTGATGTCGCAAAGTCCAGCGGTTCGCCAAGTTCCGGGGCTAAAGAAGGTAATCAATAATTTAACGTGTGGAGCAGCACAAGAGAGCTTCACGTTACACAGCAAGGGAGTAAATCAATGAAAAAGATCCTTGCAAGTATTATGATTGTCGTTTTTTTATCCCTCGCCGCCGGATGTGGCGACACTAAAACCATAAAGGGTGTTGAATATGACACCTATGGATTATTTAACAAAGACGATAATCGCAACCCAGACGTAAAGTACCGTCTCGTTATCGGAAATATTATTTGGAGCGTTATCCTGGTTGAAACCATCATTGCCCCAATATACTTTCTGGGCTTTTCATTGTACGAGCCGGTCGGGGTCAAAGATAGTTCCGAACCAAAGGGTGCTGTGTAACAATGCGCTCGTGACCGACCGCAGTTCCTAAGCGGTTTGATATGGGGATGTCAATATTAACCGGTCGCTGCAATTCGCGGCGGCACAGCTTTTCGTTCTACACCTTCGAGGAATTAACAATGTCTGAAACAGATGAGTTTGGTTACCATGAGGTTTTGCACACCGCATCGATTTTTGTTGATATGTGGGTAGATCATATCTGTTCTCATGGTGCCGTCAAAGAATCCAAGGCCCTGAAACCTGCCGCCATCAAGATCGCCAAGGCAATGGGTGATTTTTATCAGATTGCCGGTGGCGCTATTGAGCAGAAATTCCACTGATTTTTACGTTGAGAGGATTGGTCGTGAATGAAATTGTCGGAGCAAAAATCGGGTCAATCATCACAAATAACACAGCGATGATTGCCGCCGCAGTCAAGGGCAATACTATTTCGGAGTTTATAGACCGAGACCGTATGCAATTTATGTCTTCGCTCGATCTCGGGCAACGGTGGGACAATATGGCAAACTCAAAAACATTATTCCTGATGGATGAAAATGGAAAAATACACCCACCCAACAACGCCATAAAACCGACCGGGGATAAACCGGGGGCTGGCGTTTAATTTAAACAGTGCAGCGTCCTACCGTCGGTGGGTTATGGCCACGTTGCATATGACTGTAATAAAATTAAATCAGGAGTTGGTGGCAATAAGAAAGCCGCACTTAGCCTTTAGAGGATAAAATTTGACAGCACAGCCCGCCATAAGATATAGCGCCTCCCAAGGGGGTGCTGTCGTGAATAAGGGATCTTACTGGCGAATGCCAGACGGGCGCTATGTGGTGGGCTACTATTGGCAGGGGAAACAGTGGAAGATCACGCGGTATAATGGCGAACCGATTTGGCATGAATCAATTGCGGTTAAGTGCCGGTCAGCTTTGCAGGCCAGGGAAGAACAGCACAAAAAGGGCCTTTGTCAATTCCGCATCGAAGAATTTACCGGCAATGGCTGGACGGATGTTCTTGAATATTATGAACAATGGATGCAGGAAGTCATTGAACCGAAGCGGAGACCGGCCACAATCAAGGGGTATTGGTCATATTACCGGACTTGGATCAAGCCTTTTTTTAATCAAAACCCCGTCCGACTCCATGAAATCCAGCTTGACACCCTAACCAAACTTCTGAACTTCATCACCCTCTCCGGGAAGGGCAAATATAATGTTATGAACGCCCTTCATTCCATGATGGATTACGCATGGCGGTCAAGGCGGATTCCTGAAATGCCGCCATTCCCTAAGAAGGAAGACTACAACATAGTAATCCCGACAATCAAATGGCTATCGGGAGAACGCCAGATGGCCGTTATCAACGCCATACCGGAAATCCATAGGCCCATATTTCTTTGGCTTAAATATCATTACAGGCGACCGTCTGAGGCGTGTGCGCTTATGTGGGAGGATTACGATGCCATCAATGGAGTCTTTGTTATTAGACGAGCTGTGTCAGCTCGGAAAATTATCAAATCAACTAAAACAGGCGTTGAACACGTCACCCCGTGTCACCCAGAATACCGGTCTTTTATTAATGGAAATGTCGGAAAAGTTGGCTCTCATATCTTCACAAACCCTGCGGCACGTCGTTCGTCAAAACGATATACTGGTGAAAGCCTTAACCGGATTTGGCGTAAAGCCTGCCGACTTATGGGCGAATCAATTGACCTTTACAGCGGCCTCAAGCATTCCCAATGCAGCCAAGACATCAACGAAAGGGGCTTGACGATATACGATGTGCAGGCTTTAACCGACCACGCAAGGCTTGAATCGGTGCGCCGGTATGCCAAGGTTTCGGTGGCTCGGAAATTGGAGTTGATGAGTAGGACTACTAAGAAACTACCAAGCCTGAAAATTGTAGGGGATAATGATTAATATATTCAACAGCTTAAAACGCCCTGCTTGGTTTCGATTCCCATGCACTTCCGCCATTTTCCCCTTTTATTTCGGCACCTTATCTATATTCTCAACCCCAAAAAACTACCATAAAACTACTAAGTTTTTAATCGGTTTGGTAGTATCATTCTCAGGCGGATTGGGTCAAGCGTTGATGGGGGAGCACAGCGTTCGGGACGCTTATGTACGAATTTGAAAGGGGCCAATAATGACAAGAGATAAAACCAAGGTGGGTGATACCGTCTGCGTGAATTTCAATAACGTGCAACATACGCTATCTTCAGCGGCAACGGTACTGCATGTACCCTGTAATACGGGCGATAGTTGGCAATTTAGGGACATAGGGGCTTGGACTATTCACTATGTTTCTGAGGGGTGTACTGTTACCAAGATTGGGGAATAAAACTGAGTTTGGTTCGCCAAACTTTCCATCTACTGACACTGTTATGTTTGAGGTGAAAATAATGTTGCAAGAGACATCAGAAGATTTCGAAGAATGCGAGGCTATAATGAGATCAATTTTGACCGAACAAGAAAAGGCGGCACTAACCCAGCGTCCTATATGGTCGCTTGGTCCACCTCAAAGAGAAAGTTATTTGTTTCCCGCGACTTACGCTCGCGGTATGAAAGATTATGCAAAAAGAGTGATTAAACATAACAAATCACTGGACGCGGAGCGGTAATATACCGGGGTTTCCGTGAAGTTGATTTTAACTCGGGTAGGGTAACGCCGCCCGGTCAGTTCAAACGTTATCGCGCCAAAAACAGGCTTAACAACGTGTTAATAACAACTATGCAGCATCAAACCGCGCATTAGCCTTTTTAAAAGCCCCACCACCACCAAAGGCTACGGCATTAAAATAAGTCATGGCCCGGTAGCATCTGGCCACGGCAACGGCCTTGTGGCGCCAGCCCTGCGGTCCGGCCTTGTAATGGTTGAAAATAATGATCGTGCAATTCACCATTAGCGACACATCAGCCTTAAACTTATCCTGCCACGTTTGCCCCTGGCCATACGCTACATCGTGCAGAAAGCAGGCAGGCGTCATCGATAGGCCATAGAACGTATCCGGCACCAACTTATCACCAGCTTTCCCTGGCCCACACCCGCCGCCCTTTTCGGACAGCTCAACATCGGTCATGCCCCAAAAGCGGTCGGGAACGAACAAGCCCAGGGTGCGGAGCTCATGTTTTAAATCTTTTAGTTTTTCAATCGGGAATTTTGACATTAGTATACCTCGCTTATCGTTAAATGAAATTCCCGGCCCATATCTTTCATGAACGATTTGAACGTGTCGCCGCTGTTGAGTATGGCCCGGTCATTGCCGAGCTTGCCCCAGTTCCGGCCAAGCAGAATACAGCCTTTTGTGTGGTCGTCAATATTTCCGGCATGAAAAAGAATGCAGGATCGGCCCGGTACGTTTAAAACCGTGAACGTAATTCCATATTTAGGGGATTGAATTCGATTGCACAGGTATTGCTGGGCAGGAATGCTTGATATGTTCGAGGCGTTTTCTTCGTCCCGTGGTTCCAGGGTACAGCAAAAGACCTGTTTATCTATCTTTATAATGCCGAAAGTACCATGTTCGTAATTTTCTTCCAGCCGTATCAGTTCGACTATTTTCACTTGCAACTACCTTCCGCGCCCTATCCTCACACTCAGGACATAGACACGTGTAATTTTCCTTGATATAGATGACATACGTTTGTTTGTGGCACCTATCGCACACCACAATATTATTCTTTTCGGATTTCTTTCAGGATAACCATTTGTAACGCGCGAATGTTTTTAAGTGTTGAACCTATCGCGCTGACATCTTCCCGCGTTTTTGCGATAGCGACATGGTTTTCCTTAACTTCTGAGTACCCAAAACTGCAAAGCGCAATTATGATTACGACGATTGTCCCGGCTATACCCAGCAAGACAGACTTGTGTATTTTCTTGTTTATTTTAGCTATCAGATTTTCCCGGCAATTCGTTTCACAGTGTTTTTCACTCATACCGGCCCCCTTGACATTTCCCATCGATTCTGACTATTCCCCGTTCAGCCATGCTTAAACCTCCAATCAGGTTCGGGTTTGGTCAGGTTGCCGGGGGCCTCAACACTCCCGGCAACCGCTCGGTTTTAACTTTGGCCTTCCCAACTTATACGGAGCCACGCGGCGAGGTTTATAACCCACTTCTGCTCGGGTAGACTCATTTTTTCGGATATTTCTTTTTAATTTTCATCCGCTTTTTCTGCAAATCTTCCGCAGCCTCCGGCCTGTTCTCAACAACCAACTCCCATAACGCCACGCCTATTTCTTCGATTGATGGATACTCGTCCCGCCGTAAATCAGCATAGGTCGGCGCCAACAGTCTCACAGCTGCTTCCTGGCGTTTTTCTTCAGCCGCGTAATCAAACGGCAAAACTTCTGCCCCATTTTTCTGATTCTCTATAAAATCAAGATAATCAGGATTTGCGCCTGTTGCTGGGATTAAAGCTAAATCAGATTGCCGCTGAATAAAACCGTCCCGCATAATTCTATATGATTGCATCATTATCTCCTATGCTGACATATACACAATAAAACCGTGGATTTCTTTGGTCCCCGAGGCCGTGTATGACGCTGCTCCACCAGTAACGTTATGATAACAGGTTACGACATTGCTATTTTTACCAACAGATATAAGGCCAACAATGCTGGTGCCACCGTTATCTTTAGAGCGTCCGTAGCTATAGACATGCCCGACATTGGCTTCTGCATTAGGCAGCGTAAATGTTGTTGATGTACTATTGCTTGTGCCTTCGATATTAAATATGCAGTAAACGAGCTTGCCAATTGCTGCATAAGAAATTACATTGATTGTTCGAGAAGACCAGCCAACGATTGTTGAGGTTCCTGAATAATCACTTAATGATAAACCGACACTGTCCCATTCTGGGGCTGTAGCTCCAGCGTTCATACGTAGTTGTTGTAAGGCTGTGCCCTTGGCAAGGCGGGCCAGAGTGTTTGCTGCCGAAGCATAAACAATATCGCCTTGAGCGGTTAAAAGCGCCTTTGGTTGTAACTGCATCTCATCATAAACCGCGTTTTGGCTTGGGGCTACTCCTGTCTCTCCATTCCATCCGGCCCCATACGCAGTATTTGAAACTGATTCACCCGCAAGCGCCGTCCCATCAGCCCTGGTATAGTTAACACACTGGACCGTATTTGCCCCGGTACTGTAAAATTCGCCCACATCCCCAGCTGCAGTCGTGATGTTGGCTTCTCCCGGCAGGTCAAGGTTTGTGGCATGGTGGGTCATTGTCAGAGCACCATCAAACTGCAAAAAAAAGTGCCGGTTCGCAGCTACGGTCATTGCCGCAAATCCGGTTGTACCTGTTACGTCAAAATAATCACCATCGGTACCAACGACCAAAGGGCTGGCTGATGCAATGTCACCACCCTTAGCCATGTTTAGGGTCACACCTGACAGGGTGTCGGCCCCGCCTTCCCATGCCCCAAGCCAAATGCCGTCCCCGGTAAATGCCACGGCCCCATCGCCAGAAAATATTTGGTAGGCCCCGGCTTGAATTGATCCCTGTATGGTCAAGGTCTTTCCAGACGCCACCGAGTATTCAACGCCATACGGTATCTGAAGGTGGATGGTAGACCCAAGGGTTTTGTCGGCGCTGATTGTATAGGTGCCGGCGATTGGTTCCATTACAACATCGGTATAGGTCTTTGAGATATGACTCGTCTTTGAAAGGGTGATGTCAAAACCTTGAAAGCTCCCATAATCAAAGTCGTCTGTATAAAACGTGAAAGACCCATCGGTTGAAGATGATGTAACCGAGTTGACCGCCGTTGTGCCGGCAACGGTTGTATAGATATTCGCGGCGGTTTCTGTGCCGGTAAGGAAAACAGATATCGTTCCGTCTTGGACGATGTTGCCGCTGCCGTCCCTGTATGCTCCTTGGAAAATTCGTCTCATTCGTCTTTTCCCTTTATTTCTTCTTTATTGCCTGCTTTTCATAGTTCCCGATCTTCTGTTATCTCCGTCTCTATATCGTCAATAACACGCTTGCCAGCTCCAGCAAACCAAAGATTCATAGCATTGTTTAACTGAACCAAGTTGGCCTTTCTTACATCTGGTTTGTCTAAAGGAAGCAACAGCGCCTTTAAGAGTTTTGGGTCATCTGAAAGCATTGCGTCAATTATGAGCTGTTTTGCTCGGTCTACGTTTAAGTGGCTTGCGAAAGCCCTGAACCGTTCTGAAAATATACCCGGTGTTTGGACTGTTCCGCCGCCCGTTAACCCTGCGACAAATCTTCCAATCTGGGCACCACCTACTCTACTGACAAGATTTAAAGCACTTGATGCTGCGTCTTTCATTTTTATCTCTACATTCCCGCGGCTTTTTTCAAGCATTTCTATTTTTGACAATTCTGTACCGGCCTTTCTAATCCTTGCTATTTGTTCTGGCGTAAAAACTTCTTTTAGTACTCTGTTTTCCCTTTTCACAAGGCCCAATAGCGTCCTGCCGGAAAGAACCCTTTCGCCGACCTCGTTAAACCCCCCTATGTGCGCCCTATCAAGCAGGTTTTCTATAAACCCGGCCCTTAACCCGCCAATCGCCCTGCCTGTCTTGTCTTTTGATGCCTTTAAAACCATGTCTTTAGTCAGCCTAATTGAACTTGTGGCAGCTTTTATTTCTTTCCCCAAATCAAGGGCATTAAGAAATTTAGCGGTCAATCCTATGTTTTTGTCCATTAAGTTGGTTTTTCTTTTTGTCATTTCAAGCGTTGTTTTCTCTGCTATACCCTGTGCCGAAGACGCATCAGCAAGTTGTTTTTGCAAAGCTGGGAATTGGTCTAAAATCGCTTCATTGTTTCCAATCCACCGCTCAGCCTGTGATAGGTTTATTTTGCCTGTAGTTTGGTTTACTGAATAATCCGCGAAACTTCGCGCTATATACCGCTCGGCGGCCTTTCTTGACTCAGGCGATACGAGTACCTTATCAATATCAACCGCACCCCTTTGGGCCTGTCTGCCAATACTAATATCAAGCGTAAGTGATGGATCAATAGAGGGCGCCCCTGACTTGTCAGACCCAAGAATTTTGCCAACGACACCAGACTCAAAGCGTTGTTTGAAATGTTTTGTTGCTGCAATAGCCGCCTGTAAGTCAGCAGCTTGTGGAGATGACGCTACACCAGCAGAAACACCAATATCATCAAGAACAGCGTCGGCCATAGTTTCGGCAATTCTCGACTTGTTCCACTGTCCGTCTTTTCTGGCAATCCTGGCAGTTTCAAGCAACTTAGATCGCAACCCCTGCATTTCCCTCAGTACCGTTCCGTCAAGTTTTTTCTTGTTTATTATGGGATTGCCTTTAAGTGGTATTGGTATATCCACCTTTTCAGCCTTGGACAAATTCGATAACAATTCAGCATATGTTTTTCTTGTATTCTCGACACCAATAGGGTGATTTTTGTCTACTTTAGACCATATATCAGCAACAGCCTTACGCTCCGCTCGCCTTGCGTTATCAAGCTCATTTCTAACGATAACCGATTCAAGCCCCTTGCGTTTTGCTACCGGAATGGCATCCATCTTTGCCTTGGCCTTAGAAGTAGCATCGAGAATTCTGTTGTCCATTTTTAGCTGAAGCGAACCAACCCTTTTGCGTGTTATTTCTCCGAGCAATTCAGGAGATCCGTACCCAAGCTTCCTAAGATTATTTTCAATCGCTAAAATTGACTTGCTAATTTTTTCTATTGATTTTTTTTGCGCCATTGGATCTTGCTCAATGAGAGACTTGTACAACTCGACAAGTTTCTTTTCACCGGAAACTACAGCAGGGGGTAAATCGCCAACCGCTTCTTTAGAGATAGTCCCTACCGTTGCTTCTGCGTCTGGAACCAGCTCCTTTGCAAACTTTCCGGCCCTAAACACAGACCCCTTCTTTGAGAAAGGCACTGATAGTTTTTGTAATATATGCTTTCCGCCCCTTATCGCTATCATTGTGGGTGTGTTTATAAGTAGCGAAGGCGACGTTCCTCCGATAACCCCACCGGCAATCTCGGCAGTTGTTCGCAACGCGGGACTTTCTTGGAAAGATTCTTCGCCAACCGCCCGACCCAACCCGGCTCCAACGCCGCCTGTGGCCTCGCTTACTATTGCGGTTGCCGGATTTCTGGCCATAGATTTAATTATCGTAGAAGATATTTGTGATATAAGACCCTTACCCTTCGCAAGCATTTTCATGCCAACACCGCCTGGAACCAACAGCCCTGCAACCTCACCCACACCCTGAGCGGCGAAGTCTGCTGCTGTTTCGGGATTTTCTTTGTCTCCGGCTGGTGGCGCGCCAATTTTCCCAAAACCCTTCCCAATGCTTTTCCTACCTAAAAAGGGTTCGTCGATATCAACGCCAGGTATAAGGTTTAGACCTGATGTTATAAGATCAACAGGGGCACCCAGCGTTCCAGCTATTGCCTTGTTGGCAAACCGCATAGGGTTGTTCCCGCCGTCATCTTCAACCCTTTTGAATTCATCAAATGGGTTTACATCTGGAACAGCGCCTACATCGTCAACCCTCTTGAACTCGTCAAATGGGTTTCTCATTATCTCACCCTCGGTGTTCCATATGCATCAATAAATTTAGTCCCAGGTTCTAGCTTCCTTGCTTCTTCTACTGTATTCATAGTAGGTGGCGCACCAAGAATTTTAAGGAAATTTCTAATGTCATTTGCAGACCTACGGGCAGCCTTACGCGTTTCTGCTGGCAGGCTTGTGTCATTTGAAGCCCAATCCTCATTTTTCAACCTAATTTGAAGTTGCTCATCTATGGCAAGCGCCCGCTGTTTGAACAATGCGGGGTTGTCAAATACGGATGAACCCAAACTTATCTCTTTCTTGATTCGGTTTATTTCACCAACCGGAAATCTTGGATTTATTGATAACGCCCGAATTAGCTCATTTGTTGCGGTTGCCACAAACTGTCTGGCCCTAGCTGTCTTTTTGGCTATTGGGCCACCCACCATTCCTGAAACAACCGAACCGGCTTGTCGTGCAGCAGATATAGGCCCCGTTGCTAATCCAGCCAGCCCGTATATGGTTGTGATAGGTTTATTTACGCCAGAACCTTCGCCAATAACGACCTCCTGTTTTAGTTTGGTTTCTTCGCCACTTATTAGGTCAACTAAAAACCTTTCGTTTGTAACAGGACTTTGGATAACCTTTTTTGTATTGAGGATCAACCCAGTAGCGTCCTGTTCTGAAAGGCCTGGATTCACTTTAAGCAAACGCGCTATTTTCTTTTGAAATACCGGGTCTTCACCCTCACCTGCGCCTCCGCCGCCGATTTGAACAAGCGACTTGTTACCACCCTCGTCAGAAACAATCTGATACGCGGCACCATTTAAAGAAAGAATATCTTCTTTTGGGTTCATAAGCGATGAAGAACTAAGGCTCCTGTTATATTCCGCTATATCGTCATTAGAGGCACCAGGGTTGTTCTGTAAATACGCCCCTATTGCTGTTGTGGGGGTTTTTGCCCCCATAAGCTTTTTTACAAAATTATCTGCGGCTGTGCGCTCTGTTACAAGTACGTTCCTACGGGCCTGAAGTTGTTCAAGCTTCTTTGATTCGATCATGCCGGAATTTATCTCTTGGTCAATTGCCGCGATTTCTTCCTGTGCGCCCCTGGCCCTGAGTGTGCTAAACTCAATATTAAAACCAGTATCACCCAAAATTTTTCCCCAAACCTCTCTGGCGTGGTTTGTCTGGATAGTCGGCAGTCCGCTTGCCGGACCATTTTGGATGTAAGGCCCCGCGTATTTCATTAAAAGCTCTTGCTCTGCGGGACGGCTTAAACCCATCTTTGTTAGCATTTCACCAACAGGAATAAGCTGCGTTTCTTTTTCTTTTTGCGCGATGGTGAGTTCCGCAACCCTGCTTTGCAGCCCTGCGGATTCTTCCGCTATATCAAGACGCTTTTGCTGTATGGCAAGACCTGCTGCATCACTGTCCACCTTCCGTTTGTGCTCAAGCAACCCAAGCCCTGTTGCTGCCATATTCCCGGTAGCCCTTTCGGCCCCCTGCCAAAATCCGTAATTAGGCATGTGTTACCTCCACTTTTCGGCTTATTGACCGGCCAAGAAAATTACAAACCGGGATGCCTATTTTCATCAACACCGCACCCAAAATATTTTCATTCCCGGCCATGTGGTTTGCCCAAGCCATGCCAAAGGGCTTTATCGCCCAAGTAAACAGCTTGCTTCTTTTCATCAGGTTCGCGGCTGGGATACCCCAAAGGTGATAACCCGCCATGGTTTCCGGTTCTACTGCTACGCCAAAAGCTTTGTCAGCTTCAAAAATATCATCAGGCATGATGCCTTGCCGGTAAAGTTCCGTACAAATCACAGTCCCAACGGCATCCGATATAACCCTTTCTGCTGGGGCTAAAGGGTTCAGCACATCAAGAACTGTGTTGACGATTGGCACGTCACCGACAACCTCTTTCACCCAATATTGTGTCGCATTTAATGGCCTGTCGAGGGATTCCCCAACCTTGTGTTGTATCGTTCCTTCTTCAGTATTGTTCATAATTGCCCCACCAGCGAGCTTGGCCGCTGCATAATAAGGAACGACCTTAGCAGCCACGGCTGCCGTCCCTCCAACAATCCCTGATGTAGTTGGTGCGGCTGCGGTTGCACCTGCGCCACCTATACCACCATAACCAGACGCAGCGGCCCCCGCGGCCGAGCCTGTTGCAGACGCGGCGGAAGTAGCACCAAGGCCCGCCGCTGTTGAAGTCGTGGCAGCCCCAGAAGAAAACAGCCCGCCTATTTTTGTGCCCATACTACCGAAAAACGGTTGCCCTGAATTCGCAACCTGCAAAGCCCTTATGGTCCCAGCCGTTGACAATAAATTCCCAGCCGTCCCAACCATCCCTGAAATTTGCGCCTGTTCTGCCGCATCCGCGCGTTCGGCGCGATCTTTAGCATCTGTGGATGTTTTATAATCAAGGTTTTGGGCAAACTGACTTTTGGTGGTGGCAAGGTTTTGGGCAAACTGGGATTCGTTGGCAGCAAGAGACTTGTCAAGCTGGGCTTCTTTGGCAGCAAGAGACTTGTCAAACTGGGATTCGTTGACAGAAAGAGACTTGTCAAACTGGGCTTCTTTGGCAGCAAGAGACTTGTCAAACTGGGATTCGTTGACAGAAAGAGACTTGTCAAACTGGGCTGCCTGTAACGCCCGCGCCTCTCGTCCTGGTGCTGCCGCGTATTCCCGCTGAAGACGTTCAATCTCTAAAAGCAGTGCCGGGTCAACGGAATACCGACGCCCAAGCGCCTTTCTTGTTTTATAAGATGTGTACGCCATATAGCCTCCTAATCCTTATGCGTTGCGTGATACTTTGCTATCATCATCAGCGGTTCAAAGCCGGTTGTTTCGTCGTCTGTAACCATCGTGAGCTTGAAACTATGAAACGGATTCCCGTCAAGCTGCTCGTCAAATTCAGGGATAGCCGCGCCGTGGCCGCTATTGGCCGGCGACATGGTTTTCGCTGTGCCGGAAGTTGATGTATCAGAATAATGGGTGAGTGTTATTTCGTTTGCCGTTGTGGTTTTGGCGGTCGTTATCAACCGAACCCCGTCAAGCCTGGTCCCAAACTCAAGGGCATCTAACGCAATTTCCCCAAAGTGGACGGTATGGGTTATGTCGGTTCCGTCAAAGGTGGTGCCGTTCTCAAGGCGTTCCATATAGCCGGTATCAATAAAGCCGTAAGAATATGGATTGCCGTCTGTGTCTCTAACCTCAACCCCACATTGCAAATATGTCCCCCGGTCGATTTCAAACCACTTGTTTCTTGGGATGTCATAAACAAGCTCTTTATTCAGCGCCGTCGCGCCGGTCCCAGAGGCAAACCACCAATGGTATCTTTGTCTTAAATGGTCTATGGTTCCGACTGAATCACCAACCATAGACGCCTTGATGCTCCTTGAGTCTCTTGGGTCAAAGTATTCCTTAATATCGCCATGGATGGGAATTGGAGAGCGGCCATCAGACATATAGATACCGTTGGCACCCTGCCAGATAGCTAAAGATCGTGTTGATGGAGTGTCTCCGGAATTGGAAAACAGGCTTATGGTCTTTAGCGTAAGAGGGGCCGGGCAACCGATACCAGAGGCGACAAGAAATATATTATTTGCCCATTCGTCAATATCTTGGCCGACAACCATCCAAGACTCTGTGTCTTTAAACATCAAGATTACTGAATACAGGGCAGATCCAAACTGACTAAAAAGCTCCGTCCCGCAAGTCAATTCCCCTTCTTCGCCAAAATAGATATCAACGGAGTCCACCCCGTTGTAAACCTGAGGCATGTACTTTCCCGAACAAATAGCCTTGTTTTTAGCGCCAGACATGTCACAACAAAGCAACGTGCGACCCTGTGCAAAAACCGGGAATTTGAAGTGACTGACTGTTTCTGGTGCGGATATCCCACCAATATAATCAATCCTGACGGATGCGTCTAATGCCTCGTCAAATTTAACCCTGTAATAATAGAGACTTGCGCTATTCGCGTATTGCTTTTTTTGTTCGCTTGCCAAGTCTGTGTTGTTCCATGACAATACCCCGGTTTTTGTGAAAGACGTTCCTGTGGTCGTGGTGCCGTCCGAGACATTACCGACCGATACATAACTTGAACCGCCCCAATAATCCACCGAAGCCAACCCTGCATCCACCCCACCCGTCAATGTGCCCGAACCATCAACGGCCATATTTGTTGAATTTTCTGTAAAAACAATAGCGTTTCCGGCTGTCCCGGTGGTAACAGCCGTTATATCAACCGTATCCCCGGCCCCATCCGCCGCTGTGACAGTGCTTAAATCCGCAGTGACAGCGGTGACTATGTTCGTCACGGCATCTGCTGCGCTCGCACCTATGGTGACCTCCCCGGCTACAGAACGAGAAGCCTTCCATGTGAATGTCTGGTCGTCGATTACAAAGGTTTCATCCGCAACCGCGATCCCGGACATTGTTATAACGCCGGTGGCTGCGACGGCAACGGCATGGCTGTTTTCATATCCCGGCACAATCGCCACATATAGACCCGTCTGTTTTTCAATAAACCCGATTTCTAAATATTGCGTTGTAGCGGCCAGAGAGCTTATATCAGCGTATGTTGAGGCGGTTGTAGGGTCGTAATCCTCTCTAAACACATTAATGCTTTTGTCAGATTGTGAGGACGTATAGACATAAAATCTTGCTATGTCCCGATAGATGCCGTCCCAAATGTCAATAATATTTTGAAATGGTAAGTCCAGCGTAATATGCGAAATACCCGCCGACCCATCATCTATGGTAAATTCATACCAATAGAGATAATACCCCTCTAAATATTTGGTTTTGGTTGTGGCCACAGTTGTCGGCCAAGTGATTGATCCCGTTTGTGCGAAAGTTTTCCCAGAGGCCCGCGTACCGTCCGCGTCGGCCGTTATCGTCGTCCATACACCTGCTGTGGATTCTTTTATGGTCAGCGTGTTCGCGGTTGTATTTGCCGATGATACGGTAAATGTCGCCCCCTTTGCCGGGCGGGTTGACCCAATCAAAAATGTTTTGTACGATCCCCCACAAGTCATAACATTCGCTGCGTCAGACTTGGTGTTGTTCATTTGATCGGTATAATCTTTCGGACTTGTTGCGACCGAAATTGCGGCTGCAAGCGCCACAGTGGTTTGTATTACAGCCCCGACCTTCGTTTCATTCCCGCCCCAGATACAAGTATCAACACCATTTGCATAAAGCACCTGGCCATCCGGCGCGATTGAAAAACGCCCTGTCCCAGCTCCCGACGAATCGGTATAAAGGGCTGTCGCTGAAAAGTTCCCGGCTGAAGGAATTGCCGCGGTGTTTTCCAAAACCTGCGAGGCGGTCAACCCGGTATTATATGCCTGGGCCAGAACGTGGCTTTCAGCGGGTTGCTTTTTGTCAAAATGAAAGGCATTGCGGGCCTTTAAATAAGTGGCGTTCATAACGGAAGAATTGATTTTCGTCATGCCGGCCACGCCCTTTAGGTGGGTATCTGTGTACTCAAGGTTTTTAAGATCCCTGTAATTTTCACCAATGGCGGTGGCGTTTGACGTTATCAACCTCCCTGAGAAAGGAATGTTCTTTGATTTCGTGCGTTTATCTGTCATCCAAGCACCGAATATTGATCCAATTCCGAAGATGATGTATTAGCCGGTTGAAGCCGTGACTTCCCTACCATCGGAACATCTGTTTCAATCGGCTTCGGCAAGCGGGTCGCTGCATTTGAGTGTCCGATTTCTTCTTTAAGTTCCTGCGCCCGCATTATGACCGATGGCCGAACAGTCCTATCCCAATCCTCACCGAGAGCAATGGCCAGGTTATAAACCAACAGGTCGTTATCTTCGGGCGGCAAGGTTACTGTCGTTGATGTAGCCGCAAAAACCGTGATAGGTTTCCAAGACTCAAAATAGAAAGTGTATGCGTAATCCGGGCTGCGGTTGAAAATTATCCTGGCGTTGGTCTTTTCAGGAATAAAATAAAACCCTGTAGGCTGGCCGGACGTGGCCTTGTTTATAACATCCCCAAGCCCCCTGGAAGAAAGCAACCTGCACCTGTTATCATAGCTGTCTGAGTCTCTTAGGTACGCCGTATCCTCAATCCTTATAGGGCGTACAGTTACAAAATTTCCCGCTGGTCCGATGGTATATTCGGACGTGCCAACAATAAGAGTGGCGCTTTCGCGGGCAACAGCCGGTTGTAAAAACTCAATGCCCAAAGAACCAAGCATATTGTTTAGTGATATCAAGGCGCTGGCTGTCTGGGCGGTTGTGATGGTGTTAACCGACACCTTTTTTGCGGCTGCTGTTATTATCTCGCCTGCTGTCGTCACGATTCCCCCCAGTTATATTTTGTTGTCTCATGCTCACCGAATAGGTTTTTAAGGTCGCTTGAAAGAGCCACACAACCCCAATTATCATGCTCGAGCATCGCCTTTAAAAGACCGCCCGACTTGTTTATTAGAAACCCACCGAAAGCCTTTATCACCTGGGCCATGCGCTCACATTGAACAAAATGGCCAGGGTGTGTCAGGTAGTCCCTGCCCCCGGCCCTAACAACGATAAGGTTTTTGCCATTGCCAAGCCCCTCGGCATCATAGGCATGGAGCTTTTTGACAAAAGAGCCGTCACACCCGAAATAGTGGACTTCCCGATACCCCATTTTCGCAAAAAGTAGCGGGGTAAATGTTATGAGCGTTGGGCCACCTGTAATGCCGCCCGGCGAGTCAAAAGAAACCGGCCACGTTCTGACATCATCTTGATTGAAAAGCTTAAACTGATTTTTATGAACCCTTGTGGCCAAAAGCGCACCTGTAACCAGCGGCCCCGGCTTGAAAGGTTCTTGGGCGCAATCGCACATGAGCAAGCGTAATCCAATCCCGTTGTCAGATAAATATGTCGCGGCCCCGTTGACACCGTAAATATCTCCGGGGAATTTCTTCAAATCGTCAAAATGTTCGTCAAGTGATGGCCCGCCCCCCACAACCGCACAAATGCCACGGCCAGACTTGAAAGCAACCGGGCGGTACTTCTTTGACCATTTGCAGTTTGCATCGATTTCTTCCTGGGTGTAACCGCAAATGGAATTTACCTTAAGTTCAAACATTCATGTCCTTGGAGAGGGGATTTCTCCCCCCTCCTGTTTGGGTTAAGCACACAGACCAAGCGACACCAGACATGCCTTGATAGCGGCAATGTCAATCACGTTGTCCGCAGCCGAAGCAGAGCTGGCCAGCAAAGTTATGGTGGGCTTGACAATCGGGGCCGTCAGTCCAAAAAACCCGATTTTGTCACCAGACCGGCCAAAATTCACACCGTCGTCGTTTCCATTACCTAAGTATTCAACCGCCATTTTCTTGCCTCCTTATGAACAGATTCTTGCCGCCCACAAACCGCGCAGCAATTTTTGACCGAAAAGAACGTCAATACGACATGGGAACTTGTCATTCACAATGTCGAAGTCCCGGACCACCCGCAAAGAAACCCCATCGATTACCTTCCTTGCCGCGAAGTCAACGCCCTGCGGCATTTCCAGATCGGCAAAGACAGCGGCAAAAGCATCCCGGTGGTAAGCCATCGAGTTGACATATGCTGTTGAGGCCGTTCCAGAACTTCCAGCCAGGTCAACAACCGTTGCGGCGGTCGCGTCGGTCCAATCGGCGCTGTAAACGTTCTGTCTCGGACCGGACTTGTAAATGGTCGGGGTAACGGCGAGCGTGTCAGTAGTATCGCAAGTGATCGCCGTAGTTATGGTGAACTGCTGTAAATGGGCATACGGAACCTTTGTTTCCTGGTTAACCGCATACACACCGGCAACGGTTAAAACGTCGCCCTTGGTAAACGTTTCGGTGTTGGTGTGGGCAGTGTCCAAGGTGGTGTCCCCATTTGCCACTGCGCTTAAATCACACGTCCCGGCTGTGGTTCTGGTGCCGGTGGTGTGGGTTGGGGTCATTTCGGATTCGTGCATGGTAAAGCCACCAATCCGGCCCAACATACCTTCAGAATACTGTTGTTGAATTTCGCTTGCCGGGTGAAACAAGGCCTTTCCATCAGTGATAATGGCGTTTGCGGCCAATGAATCCACCAGCATGTGCCGGTCACTACGAGGCGCTAAACCCTTGCTCAAAAGAGATCGCGCAGCCAGAACATCAGCCAGAACCGGCTTGGTCCCAAAGGTGGTGTTTTCAAAGTTCCACACCCTCGGATAAAGATCAGCAATCATGGTAGCTTCCACATCAGCGGCAAGCCTGGTCATGGCCGGTTCAAGTATCCTGTCGGCAAAGTCATCCATGGAAAGGGTCAGTTCCGCGGAACTGAAATTGATGTCGACGCCTTTCTGGGTGGCCAGAACAAGCTGGGTAGTGGTTTCGGTAACGTCCTGGGTGTCCATGACGGCCCCGGTACGTACAGAGAACTCATTCGGCTCTCTGATCTCCAAATACCCGCCGTTTTTCCCTCCGGTTTTGGCAAAGCGTGAATCATATTGCCGGTTAATTGTTTTCAGAAATGTTGCTTTGTTGTGCAAGATTGACAACGCCTTACGGGTAATGTCACCAGCCGTAAGCGTCTTTATAGTATTAGCCATTGGTTAGCCTCCTTCGACTTTTTTCTTTATTTTTTCCAATTGACGAGCTTTTTCCATTTTGTACCAATCGTCGTCCGACATTTTTGACTCATCAACGGTCCCGGCACCCCCTCCAATTCCAAGCGGTCTTATCGGGTCCGGTGCGGTTGGAGCCTTTTTAGTGTTTTTGGCAATTGTTACTTTCGTTTCGAGTCTGCCCATTTCGATTAGCTGTGCCTCCGGTGGTAAATCACGGATACGCGCCGCCTCTGTTGCGTTTTCAGGCAACCCAAGGTGGTAAGCCAGCTCGGGGCCAATGTCGCTGTGCAAAACGGCAATCCGCATACTCGGGCTAAAGACAGGGTTCTCAACCACTTCATCGAAGTCCTCATGCTCTGCCTTAAAAGCATCTGCCCGTTCCATGAAGGAACCAAGCAGGGCATCTTGTTTCTGCTGCCTGGTTGAGGCCTCGGTCTTTGCGGCTTGAACATTGTCTCGCCAATCAAAAAGTGCGTCCTCATATTCTGTGTTTGTTTCAAAGTCATCGACGTTGGGCCGTGACGGAAGCTCCGGCACAACCGGTTCCGGTGGTGGTTCTGGCTTGCTCTCAGGCCGCGCATTATCAAGCTTGCGCTGTAAATACTGAGTGCGCCTTTCCATTTTCTCCAACTTCGCGGCTAAATCGCCTACCGTTGGTTCCACTGGTGCCGCGACTTCTTCAGACACATCTTGGTGTTCTTCTTCTCCCGGTGCGTCAATCGGGGGTACTGCGGCTTCTTCCTCTCCCTCTACGGGGGCTGATACTTCTTCACTCATGGTTTTTCCTTCTCGGCTTAAGCCGGTTAGCTTGGGTAATAAAAAAGGCGAACCAACCGGGTTTTTCCGGTCAATTCGCCTTGGTTTTTCCAATAACGAAACGTTAAGTTGTCAAAGAGCTATTTTTATTCAGACAATTTTATGGTTTCCCCGCGCTTCACATATACAATCTTGCCAGCCTCTTTTTTTATGATGATTTCCCCATAGGCCAGGCTTTCAATCAAAGCGATAATCTCTTTTTTCTCGGCTTCCGTCACCGCGGCCCCTGTTGTTGGGCTTGGGCTTGCGCTTGGTCTACCCTTTTGGTGATTTCATCCGCGATTTCTTTGCTTCCGGGTGAATCACTGTATTTAAATAATAGTGGCGCTATAATCGCCGCTACATCCGGTCCGGCGTATTGCATGGCCCTTTCCATGGTGGAAACCATTTCCTGCCGCTGTGAGCTAAATGACGCGCCAGGAGATGATATTAAATCGTATCTGCCAATTGAAAGATCGTTATGGATACCCTTGACGCTGGGAACGTTCACGTCCGCTACCTGGTGCTGCCCATCTTCGCCCATAATCACAAGTGCACGTTCGGTTTCGTAGATCTTCGGTATCAGGTCAACAATCTGCCGGCCACCATAGACCATGGCCCGCGTCCGGTTGTTGACATAGAGGTACGTTCCCTTGTCTGATTGGTTAATTCTGGCATCGATAGCAACCCGGCTGCGCTCATTAGACGCCTCGCCCTTGGATGACTCATATTGCCCCAAATGATCTTCGATATCGTAAGCCATGGACTGCATCATGCCCAAAATAGCGGTCGGCACCTGAGCTTGTGGTTCTCTGGAAGGTTTCTGCATACCAGGGATAGCTTTGTATCTTACAAACGGGGCCGGCCGTAGGTGCGCGGACTCCCATTCTTTCTCAAAACCTTTAATCTGGCGGTGGTCCACCATAAACGGGTTTTTCGGGGCCGCGGCGACAGCCTCGGTAGCTGCCGACGCCCAATAATTGTACATTTCCTGAGGACCCTTGCCGCCCCTGGCGAGAGAAATGAAATACCGCTTGCCCTCCACCACAACCTCATCACCGAACATCGGCACCACAGGGATGTATTTTCCCGGCCAAACATTTTCATCAAGAATTTCGCCGCCGCTCAGCTTGTACCATTTAACAATGTGGCTTTCCTCCATCCGATCCCTGATAACCTCATCTCCGGTAAGCTCAAAATATGCCCTGGCGGTGTTGTCGTGTTCCAAGGGGATAATCAAACCGGTTTTCGTAAGACCTATCTTTTTCTGAAAAGTTTCTTTTTTAAAGTATTCGCAAACCCTCACCTTGTCGCCCTGCATCCAATCCCCAAAAAGTGTGGCTGTGGACGAACTGTCAAAATCAGAAACGGTAGCTTTGGGATAAAGCGATTTGAACCTGTCCTTTTTTAGAAGATCTTCATAAAAACAGTGTTCGGCATCCTCAAGGTTAAAATCAACGGCATACGGGTCAAAATGAACCGACTGAGGATTGATAATGCGCTTGATTCTTATTTCCTGATCGAAAGACCCCTCAATAAATTGTGTGATAATCCTAAAAAACCCCACCGAAGACGATAGTGCATGGTTGTATGCGGTATCGTAGGCGATATCAGCCGCCGAAAGATACTCGATTTCCCTGAAAATCCCATCATAAAGCTTGGCCACGCCGGGATCTGCAACGCTGTCCACCGGGATCACAGACATTCTTGGGCGATTCATTAAACCATCGCCCCGGATACGCCTTAAAACCTTTTGAAGCTTGTTCGACGTTATCATGGGCCGGTTTTTACGCAGCTTTTTTGCTGATTCCGACCATTGCCCGCCGTCCACGTCATAGACGAACCGCAAATCGTCGGTGGCTTCATCATAAACATGCTGCCAGCCTTCAACAGATTCGCGGTATCTGTCTTTTACGTCACGAATAAAGGCGTCGCCTTCTTCTTTTTTGCTTTTTTTCGCCATTTAATGCCCCATCCAGCTACCAGCCGCAGCTTGAGCCTCTTGTCGATACGGCGTTATCACATGGTCCTCAAATTTCGTGCCAGTGAGCGTGAACCGATACCAATTTTCCATGAAATGATCGGAACCTTTTTTGTCCGGCTTGCCATTGTCGTCAAAAACCCACCGCTTCGCCTCGTATCTATGCCGCTCGCAGTCTTCAAAGATAAAAACAGTCGGCCGGCCACTCGGACCAACCAACCGATCTTCGATATTTTTTATGCCGCTGTCCTTGTCCTTGGACGCCACGTGCAACATTATATCAACATCGTCAAGGCGATCATATAAAATAGAGAAGGTGTCCCTGAGGTTGGACCCAAGGGCGTTTTTCATGTACTGCGTATCGCCCTTTGAAAGCGGATCGATATAAACGTCCTGAATATCCCAGCCCTTTGTGCGGATTTTCTTGATAATATCGTCCGCGATTCCATCCGCCGAAAGGTTTTCCCACGTTTCAGCCACGCAAAAGTGAACGTCATGCGGATCTACCGCCCAATAAGACACCGCCTGCGGGGTAGAAAGATGAAAATCTATCATCGGCACCACCGGCCAGTTGGCCGGAACCTCAAAAGGCTCTATGACATGCACAACTTCATCAAAACCTTTTAAAACGCGGCCCACAAGGGACTTAAACTGCCCAAAAACACGGCTCGGTACATCAGAAGGATCAATGTCCTTGATGAATTTAAGGATTTTAAGCTTGACCAACCATTCAACCCGTTGATCGGTGCAGACTTCTTCAAGATATTTCTCCGCTGCCCGGCCCTTGTCTTCAGCGTATTTCCCCAAAAGCTTGTTTTTATAAAGAAGCTTGTCGAAATAGGTGTCGATCTGAGCTTCAGTTAACCCCATTTCCCTCAAAACTGTAATGTCGCTGTTATAAAGGTCAGGGTTGTCGGTAATTTTAAGGTCAAGAACCAAACCAATATCGCGCCGCCCAGCTAAAACAACATCATCAAGAACCCAAGCCTCTTTGATCGGCGTCATGGTCATCAAGGTCTTGCCCTGATCCAACATCAACCCACGGCTCATAGCCTCATGCTTAGATTTCGGCGGGGGCTCATCTTCAATCAATCCCTGAATCCGAAAAGATTCAAACAAATCATCTTTCTGGTTGTAGACCATGATCTTAACAACGCTTTTATTCATCCAGGTCCACTCGTATTCAACGCCTTGCTCATTCTTTTTAGTCTTATACCAACCGGTAGGCCACCAAAAATGCATTTCCGGTGCCACCGTCTGGCCTATATGGGTTTTCCAATCCTCCCCGGTAAAAATCAAATTTACAGGAGGTTTAATCCCCAAAGACGAAGCATGATAAAAATGCTTCTCGCCATTCGTTTCACCACCCAAAACCGCCATTGGGTGATCTTGCCCAACCGGGTTCCAAGGCTCATAACCCAAAGCCCATGAACCCAAAATACAAACAGCCGCAGCTGTTTTCCCAATCTTATTGCTGGAAATGTTCGCCACGGTAGTAAACTTGTGCATAGTATCCAAAAGCCGCTGCTGCCAGGGGTAAGGCTCCCAAAAGAAAATAGCATTCGCCTTTCCAAACGCCTCAACCCTGTCTTGGGCAGTCTCACCCATTCTTGTTCTTTTCCTTCGTACAGGTCCAACAAAGACCGCTGCTATATCTGGTCGTGCGGCCACAATCCTCGGTAATACAGGGCCTATGCCCCTTTTTCATTTTCGCGGGGCTTTTACGCCGCTTAGGTTTCAAGATATATGCCCGGACCTCACGCAAGGTAGCCTCAAACGCAATAACACCCTTACAAAGCTCCTCATGACCCTGTTCAAGATCCAACACTCTTTCCGATAATGACTTATCTCCCACTATGCTTCTCCCGGCAAAATCTCGTAATAATCATAACCGCCTTCGCTACGCACTCGGACAACTTGCTCTATTCGGGAAGGGCAGGCCCTTTTATGTCTCTGAAATTTTGGGGGGGAAGTGTACATATCACACCCCCGCCAGGCGATTGGCCCATGCCCCCCCCCTTGGAATAAACGCCGTATGCTTTGCCTTGCTGCCACCGGTGGTGCCCCTGGAATCCCCATAACAGGCCACAAATCCGCCCGCCCTAACGGTGGATGACCCCTGC